GTGATTAATTGTAATGTCAATGAGCTGTCAGAAGAATTGAGGAAATTAGGGCCAGGAAGAAAGCAAGTCGATGTAGCTAGATTCCAAGATCAAGTAACAGTTATTATCAATCACTTAGAAGGTTTGATTTAAATTTTTCTTTGACCACTATATAAACTTAGTGTCGATCAAGGAGAATAAAATGAAAAGAAAAACTTACGAAGAAGTACAATATGAATTCTCTAAACATAATTGCAAACTTTTATCCAAAGAATATAAAAACAATTCCACAAAAATGTTTTTTGAATGTTCGTGTAAAGAAATTTCAGAAATTACATTAAATCAATTTCTTAAAAATCCCAAATGTTGCAAGTGTGGTATTCGCCAAATGCAAGAAAAAAAAGACAAAGGACAACAGCCTTGTAGATTTTGTTCTTCGAATAAAGATTTAATGAATAGAAAGAAATATGGTAATATTTGCCGTTTGTGTTACAATGAAAAACATGCGAAATTCCAAAAAACTAAGTCTTGTGAGTATTATTTAAAACACAAAGAAAATAGAGATGAATACAATAGAAAAAAAAGAGAAGAAAATCCAAAATTGCAAAACTTTTTTTCTAATAGATCTTACCATAAAACTCGCTTGGAAGTCATAGCTCATTATTCACCCGACATATCTTGCGTCAAGTGCGGATTCAAAAATCATATTGCAGCTCTATCAATTGACCATATAGATGGCAGTGGAAATGAAATGAGAAGAAATGTTAAAGGACACAGCCAAATATACCGTTGGCTTAAGAAAAACGAATACCCTGAAGGATATCAGGTTCTTTGTATGAACTGTCAGTTCATTAAAAAACATGAAAACAACGAATGCACTACTTACTTAAGAAAAATAGGATTAACAAATGAGATACTATAAAGCAAGAGAACTCGCAAATAAAGAAGGCAAGTGGCATTACACATGTGAAAGAAATGGCGACATCTATCCTGTTGGACATTGTTCTGCATGGGACCCCTGTTCTTGTATTGAAAAGGAAAGTCGAATAGATCAAAATTGCGAGATCTGTCATGGAAAAGGAGCTGTTGCGAAAATTAAACCATGTCTTGGACACGATACGCCAGAACTAGCAGAATTGCATTACAAAGAATATCTTTTGGACTCAATGAAAAAGTCTGGCCCAAAAACAGAAAAATGGCCAAAGCACAAATGTGACGCAGAAAATTGTGAAGAAGAAGCTTTGTATTCAATGCTATTGAATGGCGGAGTTAACTACGAACTATGCGAATGCCACGCAAATAGAGAATGCGTTTCGTCGATTATGTCTGTAGGAGAATCTTGGGAATCATGAAAAAATTAGTATTCACAGAAACCTCAGGATTGGTTTTTTCTCAATTTGCACAGCATACTATTCCGTGGATGAAAAAGTATGCTGACAAAATTGGAGCAGATTTTCTTTATGATGAAAAAGAAAAGAAGCTGAAATATCCATTGTTCGGCAAGTACAAAGTATATGATTTGCTAGAAGAATACGACCGCATACTGTTTCTTGACATAGACATATTGATAAGACCTGACTCTCCAGACATCTTTGAATTGACTCCAGAAGACAAGTTTGCAGCTTTCTGTGAAGGATCTTGGTCTAATGACCAAGAACTATTGGCTAGATTGGTATACCTAAAAAATATTGCCGATGCTTATGGAATTGACTTCTCAAATTTCGATATGACATTTGATTATTTCAATGCAGGCGTGTTTGTTGCCAGCAAATGCCATAAAGAGATTTTCTCTATGCCAGAAGAGAATCCAATTATGTCACAGATAACAAGTGAACAGAACCTTCTCAATTTGCGTTTAAAGAGCGGCGGCTTTAAAGCCTATCATTTACCCATTTGTTTTAACTCAATGCCTTGGCAGTGGTCTAGGTGGTATCTTAATGACAGCTACTTCATTCACCACGCAGGCGGCAAGCCATTTGATAGAGTCAAAGCAATAGAAAAAGACGTTAAGTACTTAAAGTCATTTGATAATAGTGTAGTTTGATCTTGTCTCTGCGATTTTACCACAACTGTCTATCATCATTTTTGGATATTTGTTGTATTTTGACACATCCATTGGCCATAAGTCAGTTGACAATCGCCTGCTTCCCAGTATCTGAGCGTTTTCATAAAACTCTTTTGCTGCCTCAAATTTGTTCAATAGATGATAATAAACATCCCCAGTTAAGCACCAAAATTCTGCCATCAATGGCTTTGAGCACAGACAAAGATTGAGATTTTGCAAACAAGGCTTGACACTTTTTTTGTAAATCAATTGAACGATTGAGTAGTAATATCGTGTCATTATGGCTGACATGGAAGCACCTTTGTCTAAAAACAAATAATGCTCTGCACACTTGAGAAATTCTTCGTATTTTCCAGAAGACAGCAGAAGACAAGAGTGATAGTAATAAGGTTGCTTTAAGAAAGGCTCATCTGACTTCCATTTAGATACTAGCTCTAAAGATTCATTTAGGTCAAGACCTCCATTTGATATAAATATCAAATTTGATTGAGAGGTATCTTTTGTTTCTAGTTTTTCAAAAATAGGGTTTGAGAATTTTGCTTTGTTGCTCCAGACCCTAGCTTCCCATGTAATGATTCCATTTTGGAAAATTCTAACATTTGGACTATTAGATTTGTTTAAAAATTGTGAGTTTTGCAAGTACTCCCAAGGCTCTATCCAAACATTCAATGTGTCGTTTGCTAGTTCGGATAATTTTGTTCTGGCTTCACTTCTATCAAGCCCTTTGACAGGAACTATCTTTGCTCCAAATGATTCGCATATCTCAACAGTTTTATCCGAGCTTCCATAATCTCCAACAATTACATTTGCACCAACGATAGACTCAAGAGTTTGTGTTATCGTCTTTTCGTTGTTCTTTGTCAGTATGTGTATTGTTGTCATTGAACTTTCTTTTCATTAATACTTGAAATGATTCTGCTTCGTTTTTCATTCCTATTGAAAGATAGTACTCAGATATTTTTCTATAAGTTGCTTGAGATCTAGGATTCAGTTGTAATTCTGCGAATAAGTTATTGATAAGCATACTACATTAAGAGAACATCAAGGGAATGATTTTCTTGAAAAAATAGCCGTACTCCATAAATAAAAATCCCCTTTGAAATAATATCTGGAGAAAAGTGGCTAACGAATATCTTAATAACAGAACTTTTGAGTCCATCATTCAAGCTTTTCAAAAAGCAAAAAGACAAAAATCAAGATACGAAATGATCCTTGTTGACTTAAAGGAAACAAACGATAGACGTATTTTGAAATACGAAGACAACGAGAAAAAAGCATTCTACGACATTAATCAAAGCTTTTATTTAGATACTTGTGAAAAGTACAAAGAATATCAATCTCAATTGGCCTATGCTTTTTATGTGTTGTCAGAAAACATAGCAAATTATGCTAAATTCAGTGGAATCGACACAGATGATGCTATTCAAGAAGGTGTTTTGATTTGTTTTGAAAAAATAGATCGATTTGATCCAAGAAAAGGCAAGGCATTCAATTACATGACAACTTGTATATTGAACCACTACAGACAATTGTATAGAAGTGCTAGAAACTACAATGAACTAAAAAAGAGATACCAAGTATTTCTATCAGATAAGCTCGAATCAATCATCATTAGAAACGGAAAAGAAATATCTTCTTTTTGAAATTTGTCTTGATATTTTATTTTTTCTTTATTACAATTTGAATATTATGATGAACAATATAACAAACCCAATACACACCATTGAAACGCAAGAAGTAATAGACAAACTTAAAGAAGCAGGATTTGCCGAATTAGTTGACTGTTTGCTTGATAATGAAAAGGATTGTTATACAAAAAAGGGCAGGCTAAATAAAAGCAGCACGTGCAGGCGTCTTAATTGGAAGGGTAAAAAACTAGAAGACGCTTTGCAAGAAATGAGAGCTGTTTTACAAGTTGAGTACGATTTGGAAATTGAAGAAGACCAAGAATCCGATGAGGAAGAAGAAGAGTGATTTAGTAAATGTACGCTCTTGCATATCTCAATGATATTTCGCACATGGCAACTCCAGTTGTTCCCATGTCCAATGTTTGGAAGTTAGCAGATTGAACCCAAGCGTCTTCAAATACCCATCTTTCAATTACTTCTCCAGTGGCATCAAGCATTTCAAGAAAGCAAGTTTTTATGAAATTGCCACTGTTTGGTTCCTTGAATGAAGAAGTCGATGCATCAACTTTGTATACTTCTTTGATCCAATCAAAAACTGGATGATTTGGTTTTTTGAGATCATAAAGTGTCAAAGAGATAGGCTTCCAATCAGGCTTAGCTGGATAAAACACTTCTTCGTTAAAATGATTTACATTCATTTCTTTGAAAGCCAAATTTGGCCGTGCGCTCTTCTCTGGAGGAAGTGAATTTGCTCCGCCACCTTGAGGGCCACAAACATCTGGGATTTGAAACATCCATCTAAATTGCCTTTTGCAATATTGGCCTTTTTCTAAGCCAAATTGTAATCCCATTTTCATGTTTGCTCCTAGTAAAAAAGGGATGGCATTGCCATCCCTTTAATGTAGTATTCAATTGCCTCAAAATTATTTTAAAATCTTATAGGCGATGTTGGCGGAGTTCCTAATACTCCTCCACCAGGAATTGGTGTTGCCCCATCATTATTTCCAGGACCGCAACCAGTACAACAAGGTGCAATAGAGAACCCTGGACACTCATTTCTGTATACAACATCTGTGTATCTCAATGTCAATTCGATTGTACATTCATCTGATGAAGCGTAATCTAGGTCTCCGAAGTTAATAGCCGTAGGCCAAACATCTTTCATTGTCCATGTTTCCATGATTGATCCGCAACCATCCCAAAGCTTTAAAACGCCAGTTGCAGAATAATCCATTCTGTTGGCTCCCATCTTCAAGTTGATTGGATCAGTAAAGTCATACACTGATGCGAGCCAATTGTATAGAGGGGCTACTTCAGAAGAAGCCACATCAATGTATGTAACTGTCATAGTTTCCCAAGATGCCTTACCTGGAATCCAAGTTTTAGCATTTAAGAAATTCACTTCAGTTTCTTCAACGGAAAGATTTGGTCGTGAAGCAACTTTAACAAAGTGTTTTGGGACCGATTGTCCTCCGCAAATATCAAACAACTCAAAAGTAAATCTGAACTTCCTTTTAAAGACCAAATTCTTAAATCCGAGTTGGCCGATTCCCATAGGGATTCTTTCAGCCATTTTATCTCCTGTCTATTCGTTAAACGTAGCTCTTTGTTCCCTTTGTTGTTGTTCCACATCCACCACAGCAAGGCTCTGGTTGGAAATCTGGACAATAACTTCTATAAACAACATCTGAATAACGTAGAGTCAATTCGATAGTTGCGATATCAGACGAAGAATAATCTAAGTCTCCAAAATTGATTGCAGTTGGGAATACACGTTGTAGTTGCCAGACTTCTAAAAGAACTCCGCAGCCATCATACATGCTCAACAAACCAGTTGCGTTCCAATCACGTCTTTCGCCTTGGTGTAGATTTACTGGATCTGTGAAGTCATAAACAGTAGCAAGCCAGTTCCACAATGATCTCATTTCTGTATGAGCAACATCAAGATATGTAACTGTAATTGTTTCCCATGATGCTTTACCTGGAATCCAAGTCTTAGCATTTAAGTGGTTAATTTCAGTTTCTTCAACTGAAAGATTTGGGCGTGAAGCTACATTCACGAAATGTTCTGGTACAACATTCTTTTCATTATCACAGAAACCAAGAATTTCGAATGTCCAGCGAAACTTACGCTTGAACACCATATCTGGTTGTCCGATAACGCCAATTCCCATTGGTTTTTTATCAGCCATTGTATCTCCTATTTATTTGTTAACTACAACCTTTGCATTTAGGTTCTGGATTAGGTCCGCAATTGCTAAGATAAATTACACTCGAATATCTTAAAGAAAGCTCTATTGTCGCCTCATCTGAACTACTATAATCTACATCACCAAAATTTATTGACTGTGGCCAACATGATCCAAGTGCCCAAGATTCGATCAACGTCCCACAACCATCATACATCTTCAATATTGCTGTCGCATCCCATCCAGATTTCTCTGTGTTTTTCAAATTCACATGATCAGTAATGTCATATAAACTTGCTATCCAATCATACATCGGTTTCATCTTATCGGTGGATACGTCAATGTAAGTCACAGATAGTGGTTGCCATTTTCCTTTGCCGGGAATCCAAGTTGTTGCATTAAGAAAATTGATTTCAGTCTCGTCAATTTCTAGGTTTGGCCTAGAAGCAACTTTGACATAATGTCTAGGAATTTGTCCAACAGGTGTTTCTATTTCCAATGTCCATCGAAATTTTCTTTTTATGATAATCTTAGGATCACCTAATTCTCCAATTCCCATTCTCATTCAATACCTCTTCTTATTTCTTCTTCATTGAAATTCAATAAGAACTCTCAGAGAAATCTCTGAGAGTTCTTTGTTTTGTTAGAAGGTATCGGCGTTTTCTCCGAAGCTTCCAGTTCTGTGAATTGAGAACTCAATGAAGATAAATTCTGCTGCTCTAATTGGCTGAACACCGATTCGAGCACGCATTTCATTTCGATCAATCACATCAGGAGTATTAATTTCTTCGTCACATTTAACACGGAAGTCATTGACACCACGACCAACTTGAATTTCTGAAAGAATATTGGTCGCAAGTCTTACGAACTTTTGACGAAGAATGTCATCATGTGGATCGAACAATAGCTGACGAGAAGCAGCTCTAATTCTTTTCTCGATCACAAACATCAATCTTCTTACGTTAACACGGTCAAGAGCTGTCGGTCTTCTCTGAAGAGTCTTTTGACCCCAGATAACGAAGCCTTCGAAGTCAACGAATTGAACAATTGGGTTGATCGCATTTCTGTATCCGTACATCAAGTCACGTTCATCAAGCGTTGGACGGCTGAAAACGTCAGTGATGTTAGGCACAGTTCCACGATTAACACCTGCTGGTGCGAACCAAGGAGCTGATAGAGAATCAGAACGAGCAATTGTTGCCATTACAGAACCAGATGGTGGAGCCCAAATATCAACTCTGTTGAAATTGTCTCTAATCTTAACCCAAGGCCAGTACAAAGCTCCGAAGTCTGAATCGAAACGAGTTGTATTGAGCGGGTGAGTTCCATTTTGCCAATGTACAATTTCACCAACTGTAAGTCCGAATGGTGGATCGATGATGGCCATACAGTCCATACGAACATTTTGGCAAAGATCCAACAAAGCAGTGACAACTGATGTGCTACAGTGACCTGGAACAGCAATCAAGTCGATGTCAATTTGTTCTGGTTCAGACAAAGCGTACATTCCTGTGAAGCCAAGTCTATTTCCAATAATCAAAGCATCTTGATCATCTGGATCAGATGGAATACCGTCAGAACCGCCAGACAAACTGTAAGTTCCATCCAAAGGTGGAGCTGAATTTGCTGTGTTGTCTGTTACACGAACCCAATCTGATACAAGAGCCAAGAATGTTTCTACATAGAATCTTGAGTTTTCGTCTTTTGTCAATCCGCCCCAAGACTCTACTTCAACTCCATTGTTGAAGATTTGAAGTACGAAGTTGCCTTCTCTAAGATTGTTTTCAACAATAATCTGAGTTGCGTTTCCATCGATACCAGCAGTGTCTGCAGAAACTGTAAAGGTTACTGCACCAACAGTGTTTGAATCACCGTTGATACGACCATAAGTTTCTTCTCCTGGCTCTCCAGTAGTTCCAACTGGACTTGCCCCAACTTTAGTTACAAAGGCCAATCCGAATAATTCTGCAGCAGTGCTATCTGGCTTAATAAGAAGTCTTGCGTCACGTCCGTGGTGCAAGGTTCTGAAACCAAGATTGTCTCCATCTTCAAATGCTTCCCATCCACCTGGTAGATCTCCACCATTATCGATAGATTGGCCGTTGATTTCTGTGACAAGTTGCGTCAAAGTGACATTGCTACCTTCAAGGTCGACCAAGTCGATAACTTGAAGAACATTGTCAATAAGAACGTTGTCAGTTCCATCAACTACAATTTGAATATTAAGATCACTTAGACCAGTGAAATCGTATTCGCCAGCATTTTGATAAGAAGAAGGATATCGATCCAAACTTCCTGTGATGGTGGCTTGTGTCATTCCTGTTCCAAGACCAGTAACGTTTCCGTCAACAACTGCTCCGCCATAAATAGCATCTTGAACAGAGACGAATTCAAGTTCTGCATCTGGACCGAATGCCCATGTTGTTTGAACTCCAATAAAGTCATCGCCATCATCTGTGATGAATTCGATGCCATCAATGTCGCCTACAACTTGTAGATTCAATTCTTCAGCAAGTTGAGCCGCTGAATATGTTCCAGCCAAGACAACAAGTGTCTTGGAGTGAAGGATGCCATTAAGTCTCCATCTAAAGAACGAGTCTTTAGTGAAGGTATAAGGTCCGTCTTCTTCTGACATAACAACGATTCTTCCACCTGAAGATGGAATATCGACTTCTGCAGTTTTTGCTTGTTCATCACTAACATTGTCTTCGTCTGCAACACGAATTACATAAAGTTCGTTAGCCACTAACAGATATTGCTCGGCAGCGTAAATCAGATAAGGATCACCGGACTCAGGGTGCGGATAGCCAAACACTGTGTTTAACTGACGTTGAGTAGCAATCAACGTTGGAACGTTAATAGGCCCTTTGCTTGCGAAACCAACGAGCCCAGCACGGTGAAAGGATTGCTCTGGAGCAATGAAGCTCAAGTCCTTTTCGGTGATTCTGACGCTTGGCGAAATCGTGTTAGATGGCGGAAATCCTCTTAGAATAGCCATGTCTTAATCTCCCTTACGTGACACTTCGTCACACTGAATCTTTTTAATTTGTTTGTTTGGTACATATCTTGTAGAAATTAAACCCATTTGCTCTACACGTTCTATGTATACGGTTGCCAACTCATCTTCGATCAACCTTATGTTTTGCCCCTTGCCTATTCCCGGAATAATCAAGGTTGTGAAAGAACTTGGTGCTTTTCGGGATCTCACCATTATTTGCACTGGGCTCTTAGTTTTGTTTTTGATTTCAATCATTCTTCCAATTCCTTTACAGCTTGTTCCAACCTTGACAACACTTCTGTAATATCGTTTTCATCAGTCGAATCGACAATTTCTACCCTCGTTTTCAGAACAGCTTTCTTTCTAACAATTGGTTGAGCAACGAATGATTCCGCTGTTAAACTGAATTGGTATTTGAAAACTCTTATAGCCTTATCACCAGGTTCAAAATTTACGTTATTAGCTATGTTATTTAGCTTAACGCCAATCTCCCATGAAACTCCCTTTACCCTTATGTATGCCATCGGAAACATTTTTGTTGTAATTTGAGTGAGAATTTGGTTCATGTCTTCTTCGTAAAGAGTCCATGCATAAAGAGTGTATCCAATGTCGACTGGAATACCTCTCGTTACACCAAAAACCGTATCTCTTTCATATCTTTCATTGACCGTGAAACCAGGTCGCCAGTTCTGCCTATGATCTCTCAAATAATCAATTGCTTTATGGTAGATATACCTGTCTTGATTAAAATTAAAATCTGATTGATGAATTGCTAACATTGGCAACCTAATTCTATCAACTACTAACGACTCATCCTTCCTTACATTTTCTTGCAAGATATAAGCCGCTGCTTTTTCTTGTGTTCCCCAAATTATTGGAACTTGATGGGCCTTTCCAGCTTCATCAATCACAATAATGTCTCTGAATAAATCTGTGACACCTTCGTCTGTCCCACGAATTGATTTTGCATATCTGTAAACTACGTTGCGATTAGGAGGAGACATCCCTTGCTCATTTATTATGTGTCCGCTTTGCTGAGGATCACAAACAGCACTGGCTCCGTTTCCTAATTTATTTTGAGTCGCATCTTCAAGCCATGACATGTCAACAGATCCCATGTCTTTTTGATTTTCGCTAAATGGCTGCTGACTAATTGTGCCAGAACTTTTAATCGCCTTTCCTTCCCTGCAAAATGGAGGAGGTGGATCAATGTTCAAGTTATTAATGAATCCAGGTTCATTACAATTATTCAAAGTTGGTTCACTCATATTA